AGGTGAAGAGGTGGCGTTGGGAGATCCAGCCGGGACGCTGTGTGAATCGTTCGGGGCTGAGGTTGTAGATGGTGCCGGCTTGGCGTTCCTCAGGAGACCAGGGCTGGCGATGAAGTGCGATTTGTGCCAGTGACGGGTCGGCTTTCAAATATTCGACCATCCATGGAATGTCGACCGGTTCGGGAAACACAAAGTCGTCTTCGAGGTGGAAGACAAAGTCGATGTCGTCGTTGAGGTGGTCCCAGCCGGTTTGGATGGCACCGGCCAAACCTTTCCTGGGCAGGTTTCGGATGATGTCGAAGCCGTCAGGACAGAAGCCGACTGATTCGCCTGAGTCGTCGACGAGGAGCCGCTGCGAGAACGGATAGTTGAGGCATTCGCTGGCGGATTGGAGGGTTTGTTGCAGATAATCCCAGCGGCCGTCAGTGATGACCATGAGCGCGATGTTCACTGGACAGTCATTCCCAGTTTTGCCCAGCGGCGCATGAAGGCGCCTTTGTCTCGGGCGAGTTGCTGCTGCATTTCTGGGTCTTCCCAGTTGCCAGTCTTCGAGCCGCCTTCGATGTGTTCCACAGTTGTTTCGGTTGCCATGGCATACCAGGCGCCGGCCATGTCCATGGAGAGGACGAGGTCGTTGTCTCCGAACCACCATTTGCAGTCTTCGGGGAAACGCCAGCCTTCTTGGAACCATTCCGACTTCACCATGAAGGCGAAGCCGGCGAGGCCGCCTGTGCCGTCATAGCGGTCAGCACAGATCCCGTGGAGCTGCACAATCGGCTCCGCTGTTTCTCGGCCGTCATAGTTGGGGCAGATGGCGACCATGTGAGGGTCGGAACGTAACCCTGCCGCCAAGGTTGAAATGAATTTGTCGCCGATGATGATGTCGTTGTTGAGGAAAGCGATGTTGGCTTTGTGGTGTCGGTTCATTGCCCAAGTGGCTCCGGCGTTCCACATTTCGTGGATTCCCATGCCTTGACAGTCCATCACTTTGGCGAAGGTTTGAGACCCCAGCCACTTCACAGTTTCAGGGTTGGAGCCGTTGTCGAGGACGAGGATGCCGTCGTGTTCGCCCTGGTCGTGGAGTTGACGTAGAAGGGCCTTCGTCATTTTGAGGTTGTCTTTGACCGGGACGACCACAAAGTTTTTCGTTGGCACTAGTTCGGGTGGCACTTGCGGCCAGAAGTCCCGAGTGGTGAGAGTCCGCTTTTTGATGTGGCCGACTTCGATGGTGGTGTCGACGGTGCAGGGGAATCCGACCGCTTGCGCGCGCAAACTGAACACATAGTCTTCGCCCATGATGTCGTGGACTTCTTCGCCTGTTTCCGGGTCGGTGTAGTCCCACTGGACATATTTGAACCAAGGCTGGGCGTCTTTGCGGTTGGCGTCCCAAATCTTTTGGAGGACTGTTCGGTGGAGGAGGACACATCCGGAGCCGACAGCGCCAACCTGCCAGTGCTGCTGAGGTGGGATTGTCGAATATTCGCGTGGGGTGGGCGGATCTAATGTTTCGAAGCCGATGCAGGCTGGGACGATCCGGTGATGTGGATTCCACTTTTCGGCCATGATGAGCGCCGACAAGATGGGCCGTTCGATTGGGTCGGCGGATTCCAGCATGACGTCGACGAGGTCGAAGCGGAAACGCTGGTCGGTGTCGATAAACAGCAGCCACTCGGCGTCACCCTCGAGGAAGGTTCGGACGACTGAGTTTCTCTGTTGGGGGAGATTGGTTCCTGCCTGGGCGATCATCCAGCCGGCATGATCTAGATGTCCGGCGGTTTGCTGATCCCAAGACTTTAAAGCGAGGAGGGAGAAAACGAAGTCGGGTTCGAAGCTGCCATAGATGATTCCGATGGCGACTTTTGTTTGCTTTGCCACTGTGGCTCCTTGTCGGGGGTGTCGGGGGTGTCGGGGATATCGGGGATATCGGGGAGGCGTGGACCGGACCCCTCAGCCCCGACGCTGAGAGGTCCGGTTCACTTCTTGTCAGACGATCAGACCTTAAGCACCTTGAAGGCGTTGGAGGTGATGACGTCTGCACCGGTACGCCAGAAGGCGAAGAATCCGGCTTGACCAGTTGGGCGCTGGTTGGCACCCATGACCATCGGTTCGTACATAATTTCGACGCCGATGCGATCGACGATCTTGTAGCCCGTTCCAAAATCGCCTAAAACAAGGACGAAATCGTTGGAACCGGAAACAATGGTCGTGTCCATTGCCTCGTTCTGGTAGGTGTTGTATCCGATGAGCTGAGCCGGAAGGCCGCCACCGAAATCAGACCAGAAGTTGGTACGGGAGTCGGTCACCGAACGAAGCTCGTTGTACGTCGACTTCGCTGCAAGGAATGAAGCGTTGCGACGGAAACGTGAGCCGAGTGCGTTGTCCAGGGCGTAGGCGTCAGCGGCCACAAGGTTCGCTGCACCGGCAGCACCTGAGGTTCCGTTGACGACTGGGCCGGTGCCGGAAAGGCGGGTGATGAGGCCGTAAGGCTGACCCGAACCGGTGCCGTTGATGTATGCCGTCTCTTCGAGGCGGTCCTTGGCGTCGGCGATGAGTTCTGCTACCTGGTTGAAACCAGAGTCGGCGAGGAACTCGTATGAGCCGAACAGGAACGCTGCTGCCTTGTGGACCGAAATGGTCGGGCCTTGGAAGGTCGGCGTAGCGTCTGCCGCTTCGCTGCCTTCTGTGAGCCACTCAGCGGAAACGCCTGCTGAAGTAACGCCATCCCACTGGTCAGTCGTGATCGACGTGACGTCTGCGAGTTGACGAACCGCATTGGCCGAACCGGCGTTCGTGAGAACGATGGTTGGGTCGAGGAACTGCGGGACGAGAACGCCACCGTTTGCCGCTGTGAGCGACATTGCGGCGCGTGCCTCAGCCTTGCCGAGAATGCGGGGCATTCCAGCCTGAGGGTTTTCGATGTATTCCTCGAACGCACGGAGGTACTCGGGCGAAGAGGTGCGGACGATGTGGCGGGCCACTACGTCAGCGTCAATCTTCGAACGGCGCTCCAGGAGCTGAGTTGCGTTCTCGCGTGCTTCGTCAGAAACGAAGGACGGGAGGTGCTTTTCGATCACGTCAAGCGCACGGCCACGGAGTTCCGAGCCACCATCGGTGGAAAGGGTGCCATGGTCAAACGCGTCGCGTGAGGTGTGGGTGTTGATGTTGATTGACGTCACAGCGCCATCTCCTGTTTCGGTTGCGACTGGGGCGAAGTCAGCGATGCGGGCTTTGCGCTCTTCGAGGGCGACCAATTCGGCCTCGGAGGTGCGTACAAACTCGGCGCCGGCTTCCCATTCAGCCTGTTCGTCTGGGTCAAATGAACGCTCTTCAGCGTTTGAGTGCATTTCGCGCAAAACAGCCTTGACATAGTCAACGCCATCGCGGAGGTTCTTTTCGTCCATTAGAGGACTCCTTCGATTGTTCGCAGTTGTGCGCTGCGTTGATGGGGGGACAGACCGGAGTGCTGTTGCGAGTCCTGGTCAGAATCGGCGGGCCGCTCCGAAGTGCCATTGCTGGCGGGTTCGGGTTGGGTGCCGAGAACAAGTGCCCTTGCGATGGCCTGGCGGTCATCTTGGGGCAGTGAGAACAGTGGTGACAGATCGGCAGACCTCACACCAACACTGGTTTCAGCGTAGGCGGGGAAGACTACTGGTCCAAGCTCCAAGAGTTTAACTTCCTCGAGGGTGCGGACTGGCGTATCGCCTGACTCGTCGACGCTGTCTCGAACTACCTGGAACCGGAAGGACATTCCGTCGATAGATCCGGAGGCGATGGCATCGCGAACTGGTTGGATGAGCCAGTTGTCGGCGAGTCGGGCTTCGACGTACAAACCGTGTTCGTCTTCGCGAAGTTTCGTAATTTGTCCGAGTGGCATGGAGCCGAGGAGGGGATGGCGGCCGTGTTCGAATTGCAGAACCGGCATTTTGGCGTTGATGGAACGTTTGAACGCTCCTGGGCGGATTCGTTCTTCGAATCGGCCTTCATAGTTGTCGATCATGGTGGAACGGTTGAAGACAGCTGCATAGCCGGTAAGGGTGAGGCCGTCGCCTGTGTCTTCTGCCGCACGAAACTCGAAGGGGACGTTTCGGTACAGATCGGAGCGTGTTTCGGTGGAACGTGCTGATTCCATTTCCATCATGGGTTCTTCCTCGACGATGAGTTCGGCCGGGTCTTCGATTGTGAGCAGAGATTCGGGGATGACCCAGAATTTACAGATTCCGGCGGGGTCGATGTCGCCTGAAACTATTTCACACGCGCGCGGTCCTTCATAGAATGCACAGTTGGAGCAAACCATGCCTTCAGCGGCGAACGGGTTGTCTTCAGGGCCGACATAGTGGGCGCCTTGCGCGCCGATTCCCTGTTCGAACTGTCCGAAGACGTCGACAGTGTCCTCAAGTACCTCGTAAAGATGATTTTGAAGTGGTGTGACGGGGTAGATGCCGTCGATGCCTCTGATTTCGTCCATGACGGACCTTTCGTCGTTGTTGAAGTCTTCCATGATGGCCTTGGCTCTGCTGTAACCGGCGTCTCCACCCCAAAGCGCCCAAGCAATTCGGCCGTTGCTGGGGAATCCGTCTTCTCCTGGCCTGAATCCTTCCGCCATTTTGTCGACTTCGTGGCGGTCGAAGAATGCTTTGACTCTTCGCCAGGTGTTGATGGGGAGTTCTTTCCGGTTGACGATGTCTCGGGCGCGCGCGATGCCGATGGCGGTTCCGCCTCGGCCAAATTCGCTTCGCCAGTCAAGGCCACGTTGGGCTTCCTCAACCATTCCGTCTGTCGGAGGATACGAGTCGGCAGCTCGGCCTTCTTCCCCATACTCGGCAATGTTCAAAGCGGTGAGTTGATCGTCTGCCTCGGCTTTTGAACTGTGACAGCCCATGATCTCGTCGTCTTCTGTCTTGACGACAGCCCAGCCGGAGCAGCCTTCGACGCCTTGGAGGACGTCATACGGCATCGGGCTGTCCTTCTGTTGGGGCTTGGAGCTGCACAGAGAAGACGCCTGTGTGTTGGAGGACTGTGGTGTCTCCCGTGGCGATAAACTTGGTGACTGTCGACGGTTCGAAACCGGCTTCGACGAGTTGGCGCATAGAAGAGGCCTGTGTGGCTCGGATTTCGGCTTCGTCTTTGCGGTCTTCCTGAAGGAACATGATTTGGGATTGGTCGAAAGACAGTTCGGCCGGTGTTCCGACCGGTAAAGCCAAGATCCGTTCCATGGATGCACAAAGGTTTTGGGCTGTTGGCATGAACCAGGCGTCGGACCACATCCGGCGGGTCTGAGAGTAGTTGCCGGCGTTAAGTGCCGAACCTGCCAAGCCTTCGGAGATGCCGAGGAGGGTGGCTGGGACTCGCGCGCGTAAGGCGATTCGGGTTTCGTCGACACCCTGAGTGTTCTTGAGGTCGAGTTGTTGCAGGTTTGATCCGGCCACTTTCACATCAGAGCCGCCACCGAGGACAAGGGTTTTGTAGGCGTTGGCGGAGCCTTCGTGGCGTTGGTTGATGACAGCTGCAATGTCGGTGGCTTGCTGCTGGGTGGTGTGCGGGTCGAGGGTGACGATGAGTTGAGGGGTTGCGGCGTTGGCGAAGAACTTAGATTTGAATTCGGTGGCTTGCCGGTCGGTGGTGATTTCGGAGAGAACCGAACCAATCCAGGACTGTCCACGCCACCAATGCATGGGGTCGGGTTCGGGTTTCCAGTGTGCAACCTGTGATGGGGCGAGGAATACCGGTGGGGTTTGCGATGAGATGCCGCCGGGCTGGTAGGAGTAGCCGGCGAGTTCAGCGTCGAGTTGTGCTGTCGGGTCCACATCGTTTTGGTAGGAGCCGTAGACAACAGTGACCCAGTCGGGGCGGAGAAGGCGGAGTTGGCCTCCATTGCGATAGAAGAAAGCGTTGCCGGCGAGACTGTTGTGCTGCTCGGCCGCGTAAAGAAGCTCCGCTCGAGTCAGATCCCCTGGGCGCTCGAGGATAGAAAGTTCGGTGTTGCCGAACAGCCGACCGGTTTCTCCTGTCAACAATGAACGCCACTGGAAACGGATTTGTGACATGAGCAGCGCGCGCGCTGTGACAGCAGCTGCTACGACTCCGGACTGGTTGTAGACGCCCTGCACATATCCGGAGAAGTTGGCGGAGACGGCGCTGCCTGGCGCTCGAAGTGGGGAAGAGATGCCCTGGTAGGTGTTCCCGTTGAAGGAGAACATGGCGAGGACGTCTTCGAAGGTGAGGCCGTTGGCGTAGGAGCGTTCGAGCTGCTCTGGGTTGCCGCTGCGTAGTCTGTCCAGAAGTCTCATTCAACGTCCTTCAATAAGCCGGCCACGATGAGGGCGACGCCTGGCACACATAACGCGAGCCAAGGAATAGGGGAGAGGGCTAGACCTACAGTGAGCAGGACTAGTCCAGCAATGATAAACGCAAAAGCGGTTTTCATGCGAGGATCGCAAACGGGGCGATTGGCTGTTCGGGAGTCATTCGGGCTACCTCATCGTAGGAGAGAATGGCGGCGACCAATCCGTCGATCTTTGAGTCAATCGTAGGTTTCACGATTGCCGGGAGATCGGATCGGCCTTTTGATTTTGTCAACAAAGCATTCAACGCATACTCGCGCAATTCGGGCGAACCATCATGGGTGAAAGATCCCTCGTCAATGGCCTCGAGGAAGCGGTCGATTGCCGGTCCCATCCTCGTCGGACGGTTCGTCAACACTTCGACGACAATGGGTTCTCCGAATGCTTCGCCGAACTCTTTGTCCCAAGACTCGATTTCTTCACGCCAGCCGGGAGGGTCACAGGCGAACCGGCGAACTTCGAACGTCTCTTTGAGTTCCGACACTTTCTCTCGGATCTCTTCTCGAGGGACCCGATAGTCACGGCCGGCGAACTCGGGACGTTTCCAAGCGTCGATGAGGAACAGGTGGGGTTTGTCGGTGAGTACCCAGCCGACAAGGACAGTGTCGTCGGCGTTTTCGCCACGGTCGGAGCCATCGAAGCCGATGGCGATGATTTCTCCGCCTTCGGGGTTGAGTTGAGGAGCTGCCAGCAAATCCCATTTGTCGGGGTCGATGGCACGCT